GCCCCATCATCTTGGCAATGCTCTCGATGGGTATCCCTGCACTTAAACTCATTGTACCGAAAGTGTGCCTTGCCATATGATAGGACAACCGTTCTCTGATACCGCAAGCCTTTCCCACGATGCTCAGCTTTGCACTCATCACGCTACGGCTACAAGCACAGTGAAAGATAAAGTCGTCACCTTTTTCTTTCACTGTCTGCATTTCTTTCATGCTGGGTAGTTCTTCCTTACATTGTTAATCCGGCAAAACGAAATGTATCGCTTTTGCAAAACGAAATGTGATTTTTTTGTGTAAAACGAAATGTGCTAAAATAGAGGCGCACACACAACAATTATAAAGCCGACCTGTACATCGTACCGGGTCGGCTTTGTCTATACACCGTGTTCAAATCTTATATTCTCATTCGGTATCTTTCGGTCTGTGGTTTTCGAATATGTTGAGCAAGTCGGCCGACAACAACGACCGCTGTTCATTAAGCAAGCAGCGGATGAAACCTTTTGGGTTATGCTGTACCTTCCCGGGCATAATAATCTTGCTTATTATGGTATTTGTTCGTTGTTCAAATGCTATTTAAACATCATTCTTACACAGCATTATATCGGTGTAGGTGGCATTGAAGTTTGTGTGGGCATTGAATGTGGTTTTGGTGCAGCCTTCGAACGGATTGCCGAGGTTGTGGTTCTTGCCTATCCAGTCACATAACTCGATGATAGAGGACTTGTTGGAGGTGAAATAGATGAAGCGGTGGCCGTGGAGGACGTGCAGCACATCGAGGTAGTCGGCGAGTTTCCAATACATTTTATAGGTCTTGCAGTCGGTACTCAGATAGGGCGGGTCGACGAGGAAGACTACACCAGGCATATCTTTATATTGTTGGAAGATTTGTTTGTAATCGGCCGACACAATGGTTAGTCCTTCGAGATAATCATTGCTGAGCGGATAATCAGTTTTCCGGATGCGGTTGTAGAGCATTTCTCGACGAAATTCGTCGAGGCTTTGCTTATAGTGCATGGCGAACATGATGGAGGAGGAAAGCGTGACGTAATCAACGTAGCCATAGCGCACCTGATGCTCTTCGATACATTGCAGCACGCGCTGTCGATGCTCTCCAATAATGGCTTTGCCACGTGGATAGTCGTTAAGAATGAGGCGCAGCTGTGCAAGTAGTTCATTGGTTTGCGGGATATGCGCAAGTCGGTTGCGATAGCCATCGAAATCATTGTAAACCACAGTAGCATTAGGTTTTTCATGCTTGGCGATATGCGACAATAACCCGCTGCCACCGAAGAGATCTACAAAGGTGGCAGTGTCGGGAAATTGCTTTAACACGTTCTTAAATTCACGCACGAACATGCGTTTTTGTCCCTGAAAAGGGAGGGGTGCCGAAAGATAGCATTTGCTCATACGTTTTATTTTTAGTGGTTGATTGTGGCAGCAAAGGTAAGCTGTTTGCTGCGTACAGCCGCGGGCAGAGTAGGCTTTCACACTGCACACGGGTTGCAGTCAGCTTGAAACTTTTTGATAAGGCTGTAGATCTTTCGTTCGCTAACGGCATACTCTTCGGCAAGGTGAGCCACGGCATAGGACACTTTCTCGCCTTGTGCCGTCAGCTGCTTGTATTCTGTGTATAAATCAATATAGTCAGCATCTTCTAATCGGATGCCAGTCAATTTGAGTCTTTTTATCAATTCCCTGTTAAATTTCAATACATCTATTATCTTCATTGTCATAATTCTTAGTATCTTTGTATCGTCTCACTTTTTTAGCAAACATAAAAACCCATAAGGTGCAGCAAAGGGCATTTGCCCCCGGCTGTGCGCCTTATGGGTGTATTGTTTGATAGTAAGTGAGACAACTATTTTAACAAGCCGGGGGCTTTTCTTTTTGCCCACTCCCGGAAGGGCTTATAACAGCTTTGCAGAGAGTAATCTGTGAAGGTCGACTGCAAGTTTATGAATCACCATCCTGCGCCAGCCATGCATCAAAGACGTTCATTGTGCCTGATTGAGAACAGCTTCAGGAAACTTTCGAACGGCGTAAGCACTTCTATTTTGCCAGAACAATAGGAAAGTAAGGTACGTAGCTGATCAAGCGTCCACAGGTTCCCGATTTCGTAACCATGTCCATATACAGCGAGGGCACCATTCTCGGATACGGCTTCGCCAATGATGCGCTGATAGTCTTTCAACAGCGTGGCGATATGTATTCTCCATAACTGATAGGACTTTGCGGTCTTGGGTATCGTCTGTCCTGTGGTGTCGTTCCCTTTGTAGATGGTGTAGCCATAGTCGAAGTAATCGCATACGACGGGCTGGAAGTTGCTTTTGAGCTGTGAAGAGGGCGTTACCCACCCGTGGCATTCTACACCAAGACTTTCTACGACCGACTTTCCTTTTTGCATTGCAGTCCTGACAGTATCCTCAGTGATGGTGTCTGCACTGAAAGCCCCTATGCCATGGGCAAGCAGTTCAAAACCTTCGTTGTGGAAAATCCGATATCTCTCCGAAGCTGTGATGATGGCAAAGCCGCATTTTACATTGAACTCGTCAAAGACTTTCTTGATATCACTGTCCTGCGAAGTTGAGTCATCAAAGGTGAAGTTGATGGAACTCCTATTTTTCATAAAGAGATAGTTCCTTGGCGTAGATGCGGATACACCTTTATCCACCTGTTTCTGTAAACTGTTTACCCGCTCTGTCAGACTTGCTGACGACCCAATCATCCTGAGTCTGACATCGTTGTCATCAGTAGTCCCCGTGACTGTAGATGTCGCTATGATATAGGCTGTATCTTTGGGCAATGTCAATTCCGCCGTTTGTCTATTACCTTCTGTCATCACTACACCATCAAGGAAATTATTATTCTTATCCCATGCACTTATTGCGTATGTGGCAGAAGACTGCGAATTATAGTGTAACGCTACAGATTTGGTGCCATCCGGAATAGTTGTCAGTCTAAACGAGACCCAGCCCTTGTCGCCGGAATGAACGGCCTTATCCTTTACATAAACGCGTTGTTCTCTCAGAGCAAACGCATCAATGGTGTAGACAATGCCACGCAGTTCACGGGCGAGGGCACTGATGTCGGTCGTGTTCTTTACGAGCGACCCCTCCATTTTCCCCACTGCGGCTTGTATGCCTTCAATCCGGACATAAGCTTCATCCTCTGTCACACTGCCAGTATGAATTGTCAGTCTTATACCGTCTACCCCCGCAGGAACAGTGTATGTAGCCTCTACAATCTGACTACTTCCGACAATAGACTTCGCAACGATACATGTATTTCCACTATACGCCGCAAGAGCCAATGTATTCTCACTGCCACAGGCTTTATACCTGACAGTATCTCCCGTCTTTACGGGCAGAAGTTGACTGAACCGATACACACCACTTGTAGTGACCAGATCACCAGTATTTTTCACATAACCCTGTGTAAAGGATAGTGGATGATTGAGACCGACTATCTCCTGCGCCAAATCTGCCACCTTATTCTCGAGATTTCCATAGATGCCTGTATGTGTCGCAAGGGTAATCCACTTCCCGTCAGTGAACATATTTTCAGTCCAGTTTTCTCCATGTTGCAGGACATAGATCACTTTTTCGGCAGGATTTGAAGGCAGGGCATCAACAGCCTTGTAACTCATATTCGGGATAGCAGACAGCTTCTCGTTTATCTCATTTTTCGAGTAGGTATCCGTCTTCTTGTAGAATTCCGTCAGGTCTCCAGCAGCCTTGAATAGATCAAAGGACTGCCGCAGGATATCGTGTTCCCTGCGTAGACTGTCACCCTGCTTCTTGTCGAACTTTTCATTGAGGAATTCCGGCAGATTCTTCACGTTGTCCACCCTAATGGAATCTGACTTGTGGATAAAGCTGTCCATAAGGGATGCAAACTGCTGTCCCGTGGGATATTTTCCGCTGCGGAACCACTCCTTCAGTTGTGATATGCTTGTTATCGCCATTTGACTGATGTTTTAATGTTATTCGAACGTCGTTAATTTATTTCACTCGCATGATGTAGGCAAGCACGTAATAGGGTGGACGGTTCTCATGCTGCCCATTCAAGCCAGTGTAGCCCGTTAGGTAGGCATAACCACCGCCAGCTTTTGATGCAGATGTTCCTTGGTTATCCGACGATGCCATATCTGGTTTAAAAGTCTTTCCAGCTTCGGTCACACCTTCGTTTCTCAACTCTGCTGCTATTGGGAAATTCGCATTGTTTGCATTACTGTCGTCCGTGAAGACGTGTCTATGGGTTGGTAATTCATCGGTTGTCAGCCTGTGCATCTTCTCTCCACCCGTGTTTCCCTGGACATTGTATTCCTCGTCGGTCTCATCCTGTCCGACGATAAACCGTCCCCGCAAGTCAGGTACGCGGAAGTATCCCCTACTCGTTCTGTAAGGGATTCCCGAAGCCGATTTTGCCGTATTGAATGCACCATCCAGTACAGTGGAAAGTTCCGGATAATCCTCCGTTTTCAGTTGCCTCCCGTCACAGAGTACGTAGTTGTCGGGGACATTCTTCCCCGCCCACATCTGCACGCAGCCCAGGGGTGAAGGCGCAAGTCTTTGGAGATCCTCTTCATGCTGTTTCCTAAACTCAGCGATGAGTTTCTCCAGTTCCGCATTGGTCTTAATGTATTTAAAATCTTCCCATTTGAAATTTTCCGTACTGAGCCCGGCTGCAAGTATCCGACGCACATAAGCCTTCGGATAGCTGTAGCCCTGTGCCTGCACACCGATATCCTCTGTTTTTACACATACACCTGTTGTCACACTACCGCCCTCGAAATAGAGCACCTCACCGTCGGGGAAATCCTTCGTCTTAACGAACACATACCCTTCACCGACACTGGTTCCGGCTTCATCAGGCCGACAGCCGGTCAGTACTGACTTGTCGCCAGCAATATTCCCGAGCACGGCCACGAGGGCCGTATTCATCTGCATGGCATCCATCGTCTCACAGTCCAAGGGAAAGTCCCTGTTTGGCTGCTGCAAAAAATTTGCTATTACCGTTTTCATTTCCTTCTATATTTCGTTGATAGTTCATTGTCCATTTTTTCCCTGCTAACTTATAGGCGTCCACCATGGCACGCAGCCGAGCCATGTCTGCCTCCTCCGCCACCTCCATCGGCACGTTCACGGTGAAGTTACTGCCGGCTGCACCGCCGAAGCCCTGAACATTGATGATGACGGGAAGTTCTGCCTTTCTGTGCCGGAGCCGTCTGACACGTGCTGTCTCTCGCTTGAAGATAAAGACATGGTCTGTCTCTTTCTCTTCCGTATCCGTAATCGTAATTTTGCGTTGGATAGGGTCGAAGGCATCGTTCAGCATTCCACGTAGATGGCATACCTGCCCATTGTGCTTTATCTCGTAATCCCGTTCTTCCTTCCAGGAGAGGAATTCCATGTAGGCAATAACTATTCCCTGCATGAGGCTTCTCAGTAGGCTGGTCATTACAGGCTTTCTCAGGCATACGGGAAGTAGCTCAACGGCTAATCGTTTAAAGTCTGTCAGCTGCATGGTCAGTACGCTTTCATGTTAATCGTGATACTTCTTTCCTCGAAATAGCCTGCTGCCGGCACATATCGGGCGTTGATAAGGTCTCTTTTCCCGTTTTCCTCTGCCTGCGCGTATGCTGTCTTGAGTTCGACTATTTTCACCCCCTCTACCACTTGCAGTGTGTCTGTCAGTGCCATGTTCGTATATTCCCCGTTGAAAGGCAGGTTTCTTATGTAATTCCCGATGGCCTCCCGGCAGTTTTCTTCTACCGACGAAGGCAGCAGTACGGGATTGTAGTAGATATCCAGCTCGCAGTCGAACCGGTCGGGCTTGCGGTTGACCAGACTGATCCTTACTCCCGCGTCCTTTATCTCTGCAAGGTAGGCAGCCACCTCATGTTCTGTTTCTGTGTCCAAGGGGCTTCGCCGGCCGTTTTTTTCTCCGGCGACCTTTACGATTAGAATTGAAGAATCAGGGCTTTCAGAGGCTGCGGCATACTTAACCACCCTTGCCTGGGCAATCTCCGACTCTGTCATTCCCTCCGTGTCGTATCGGTCGGTGTCCTGTTGCAACTCGTGCCCATGCATGAACCGCAGCGTGCGGTCCCGGTACCATTTTGCGCGGTGCGGAGTCTCGGCTTCGATAAGGTGTTCCACCTCCGACTTATAGTCGGCCACAATACTTTCCAGCACCCAAACCGCTACCGCCACAATGTATAGCAGCAGACTCTCCACACTCACCCGGCTGAAGGTTCCATAGAAGTCGGTCCCAACCTCGAAGCCGTATGCCTTTGCAAGGTCGTTATTGTGCATGAAATCCGTCATCATGCTTTCCTTGATTTCCGCTATTGTTCTCATATTCTGTTTTGTTATTGCTTTTCCGTCCTTATTGGATTTCAAAGTCCACACCCACGCACATCTCCGAAATGCCGCCATGTTCCTGTTCTGTCTCCTCAGACAGTGAACAGGCTGGAGAGATGTCATTGGTCTTACTATAAGCTTGCATGCGCTTGTTCGGTACTTCGGGCAACAGCAGCCGCCGTCCGGCCTCCAGTTTCGCTGCAGGACTTATCCCGTTCAGTCGTGCCAAGTCCATGATGGTATCAGCAGTACCTGTCTCTTGTATCGCAATGTCCGCCAGTGTCTGACCGTCCTTTACTTCAACTTCCATCTTACAACAAAATAAACAACCGATATCAGTGCCAGGCAGAACGCTATAAAGCCAATCTTCATAGCTGCTTTTTCTACCCAGCTCAATTCCTTTTCCTTGTAAATGACTTTGGTTTTTTCCCTGTAGTGTTTATGCTCCTTGTCATGTGTAGTTATACGGATAGTGTCATGCACCGCTACCTTTCCTTCGATTGCTGCTCCCGGAAGACTTTCAAGCGTATGTATCAGTATGCCGTCATGGAGACTTGCCACCGATCGGTACAGGCCGTTCTCCAATACGGAACTTGTATCTCGCGTTACCTGCTGCTTGTAATATTCGGGTAGTGGAAGGGAAACGGGTACAAGACGCCCGGTTATCTTCATCGTATCGTGGCTGACGATGCGGAACGTGTCGTGGCTGACATTCTCCACCGGCACATACACCTTGTGGGAGCATCCTGCACAGGCAAGAGTCGTCAGGATAAGCCACAAAAATAATTTCGCTGTTTTCATACGTCTGTCGTTAGATTAGATATCTGCATATTCTGCCTTCGCGTCGAAGCACGGACAGGCTTTTATGTACTCGCCTGGCGTAATCCGCCCGTCATGGTTGAGATCGGGCGAAAAGTCGCGGTGCCCCTGAATGGTCGCTGCCGGGTATTTCCCGTGCAGCAGCTTCAGCAGCGTGCGCAGGGTCGTTTTCTGTTCCGCCGTGCGGTTGTCCGTGGGCTTCCCCTTTTCGCTGATACCGCCTATGTAGGCCACGTTGATTGTGACCGCATTAAAGCCTTTCACACCGTTGCTTACTTCCTCTTCCGACAGCAGTTGTGTGACTGTGCCATCGGCAGCTACCACGTAGTGATAACCTGGCCTCTTCCAGCCTTTCCGTCTAAACTCTGTCTGCAATTCCACTATTGTCTGTGTCTGCAGGCTTGCCGTGCAATGCACGGCGATGTATTTGATAACTCTCATACTTTCTTTGCATGTAAGGTTTCCAAGGCCTCTGTCACATCTTCGGGGCGCACATTCAGTTTACTTGCAATCTCGCCCGCCAGTGCTTTCTTCAGAATCTTCAAGAAAGGCATGTTCGGGAAGCAGATCAGCATACTGCCTGCCGTACTCCAGAGTTCCACCAGAATGATTCCGATGCAGATGACACCGGTAGTCAGCCCGCTACCGACACCCAGCAATTTATCAATCAGGATAAAGATAAAAACAGCCGTACCGTACACGGCGAGCTTGGCGAAAGTGTCGCGTGCCAGTCCGCTCAGCGCGAAGCGTTTCTGCATTAGGCTTGCCGCGATGCCCCAAATGGCATCGAGCATGACTGCCATAGCCGTGAAGCCCACCATTTTCTCATAACCTACGATAAAATTCATTAGCAGCATAACTACACACAGAAGCCTGCCCCACACTGTGGAGAGGGCCTCAATAAGTTTTTGTAAAAAATGTTCTATCATCATTGTATCTCTAAATTGTATCTTTAATATGTTGCGTCAATGTCTATACTTTTCAATGTGAGCTTTATGCCGTTCACCTTTTGTCCGTCCATCTCCAATTGCTCGCGGATAAGGCTACGCCAATACAGCGGGTCGTTGTCTTGCAGCATGTCGCTGATTCCACAACCTATCTGCGAATACTCCTTGAGTTCCCCTTTATGCAGTGCCAGTATCAGGGCTTGGTTTTGCCTTGTCGGATCGCCTATGGGTAGCCCAGTGGTGATAAATCCGTGCGGATCTTTCTTCACGCTCGGTACCAGTTCCATGTTCGTCAGCAACAGTCCTCTCATACGCTTTATGCTTAATGCTTGATATTCTCATCCTCGTAATCCGCCCGTTTGAGTTCTGCAGCTGGTATGGTCGGAGCCGTTGTCGGGCCGTTCGGGGCGGTATGTATATGGGTGTTGAATGCCTTTACGAGTTCGTTGATTTTCGCCGTCAGCAAGTCAATCTTCACCAGCCCGCCGAGTTTTCCTCCGTTGATGACGACCCTTTCAATGCTGTCCACTGCCAACACCACCAGCTGCGACATATCCCCAGACAAGCTGCCCACGATCACAGCTGAACCAATCCGTGGTACCATCAGCATGTCATCATCTCTTGAAGCCTCCGAGGCCCGGAGCCTTACATCTGTGACCGTCAGGCTTCCCATTTTTACGTCACATAGTTCACCTTCTACTTTTGTCACAATGCCCTGTGCCAGTGTTATCCGCCCGGGGTTGCCGCGTGTCAGTCTGAGCATTTCTGCCAATTCTTTGTATCTGTCCATTTTTGTCAACTCAATTTAAAACCTAATTCTATCTTCCGCTTTCCGCCTTCCCGTGAAAAGGTCGTCGTGACGCTCCTGACGAAGTACGTGCCGTCCTTTTTCGGATAGTCTCCGTCGTGTAGGACTGCACTGTCTCCAGGAACACATTCCGGTATCAGCCAGGTGGTGATGCTCCCGTCGTAGCCATCAAAACTGCGCCGTCGAATTTCTAACTCACCACGCATTCTCATACTTGCCTCGTCCGAAGTGGCACATTTTATCTCTACTTTCTCACCACCCGTCGATCCTACCTCGATTTCCCTTACGGTGCCGTCAGGCATGTTGGCCTTCACTACGACCCTGATTCGCTTGTCAGCAGCATTCCTGTAAGTGAGGTCCTCCTGTTCCACATTCTGTGCAAAGTCGTAATACCGTTCACGGCCCACCACGGCCCCCGGAGGATGCACATGCAGCGTCCCGTCCTTCAGATAGATATCCGCGCCGCATTCCTCCTGTATTTTCTTCAGCACGTCGTAACCCGTAGCCGAATGAATGATGAACTTTGCATACGTCCATTTGTAGGAACAGTCTATATTGTAGTTCTTTTCCACACCACGGACCACCTTTCTAAGCAACTGTTCTAATGGAACCTTCTTGAGTTCTTCATTTTTCAACTCTTTCCTGAATGAAAAAAGGTCGTCTTCGCAATACAGTTTTATATTCCCTCCATCCGTTGAAATCCGCTGCAGCCAGCCTCTGAATTCTTCCTTCAGTCCCTCCTCTGTATAGCCTATTTTAATACTCACAGCGTCACCGCGATTAATCTTTCCCTCCACGTCCAGTGCCGTGTTGTATTCCGCACTGGGTAGCGTTATCGTTGCCACGTCGGCCAGCAGTTCCACACTTTTGTGGATTTCCACACTGTCCAACATTCCCAGCCGGTAGTCGCCTATACTGATTTCGTAGCCCATAGTGTACATCTATCATTCTCCTTTTTAGTCTACCTCCGGGCGATGAGTAACTTGTAGATGTCATCGCTGTAGGCCGTTATCTCGTAGTTCTGATTCGTCGTTCCGCTCGTGAAGGGAATATCCCAGCTTTCTATTGCAATCTGCGTGATGCCGAAAATCTCCAGCAGGGGGCAAAGTACTTTCACTTTCCCAGCCTCGCAATACCGACGGAGCTGCTCCACATCGTTTTTCGGATAGCGTCCGTCTCTTCCCAACAGCAGGCCTTCTATCTTTACTGTATAGTCATCCTGCGTCCAACGTTCCTTGATGCTCCCCCTGAGCCTTCCCTTGCTGACGTGCCGCCTCGTGATGATATTCTGTCCCGTGATGCTGATCATCGGCTCCTCGGGCAGCAGCCACTCCTCGGCACCCTCCGCGTCCAACCGGAGACTCAGCGGCATCACCATCGGAATTCCGAGAGCGTTCGTCCGGACGATGTCCTCCAGTTCTTCGTCGGTCATTCCCCGAAGTCCGCTAAAGTCGTTATTGTCCACTTCACGAAGAACGGTCTTACCCATCAGCCAATAGGGTGGCACCTTGCCACCCGTGACCCGCAAGGCCATGTTCTCAAGCAAAAAGCGTGTCGTATTCATCTGTCCGTACTCGTTGCGATGGCCAACGCCCGGTTGATGCTCTGCAGGATGGTCCGTTCAAGTTCCGCCGTGTCGGTCTTGTCGCTCATATAAACGTTTATATTATCGAAGAATTTGCCGATATGCATGTTGATGGAGGTGTTGCGGGTGCCACCGGTGGCTATCTCCTCAGCGGACTTGCGCCCACCTTTATGGCCTTTCTTCCCTTTACCCGGCTTTTCTTTGCCGAAGACAACAGCCTCCGTGCTTCCGACAAGCCCCGGCGTACTGATTTTGTTTCCGCTTCCCGCCGCCTGTTTCTTCTTATCCTTGTTCCTCTCGTTCTGTAGGTGGGCTTGGTAGTCCCCGCCGACCTTGCCGATGAGCTGCTTGGTACCGCTGACGGCCTTGGCTACACTCTCTGCACCAGATAGTTTCTTGAGACCTTCCGTGGCTGCGGAGGCTGCGCCTTTAAAGTCACCCGTGAAAAGTTTCCGGAGAGCCTCACCGAGTTTACCGAGCCCGGAAAGCATATCGTTGAACCGGTTGATGACATACT